GAACGCCAAGACCACATTCGCCGCTTTCCTGCTGTTGCTGCATCTGGCGGGGCCGGAGAGCCAGCCGAACGCGCAGTTATACAGCGCCGCGCAATCGAAAGAGCAGGCCGCCGTTATCTTCTCGCTGGCCGCCAAGATGGTGCGCAATTCCGCCGACCTGCGGTCCTGCATCGTGGTCAGGGATACCGCCAAGCAGCTGTTCTGCCCCGAGCGTGGGACGCTCTACCGGGCGCTGTCGGCTGACGTCTCGACCGCCTATGGGCTGAGCCCGGTGTTCATCGTCCACGACGAATTGCGCTCGGTGAAGGGGCCGCATTCGCCGCTCTATGAGGCGCTGGAAACGGCGACCGGGGCGCACGCCGAGCCGCTCAGCGTGGTCATATCCACGCAGGCTCCGACCGATAACGACCTGCTTTCGCAGCTAATAGACGACGCCCTGAAGGGGGCCGACCCGCGCATCGTCTGCAAGGTCATGGCCGCTCCCAAGACAGCGGATCCGTTCGCTCTCGAGACCATCAAATTGGCGAACCCGGCCTTGGGCGACTTTCTCAATGAGACAGAAGTGCTGACCCAAGCGGAATCGGCGCGGCGGCTCCCCTCACGCGAGGCGGACTTCCGCAATCTGGTGCTTAATCAAAGGGTCGAGGTCACTAACCCCTTTATCAGCAAGGCGGTTTGGCAGGAGTGCGGGGCTGATCCGGCTCCCGACTTCGACCGTTTGGATGCGTACGGTGGGTTGGACCTCTCGGCCACCAATGACCTGACATGCCTTATTCGCGCGGCGCGCAGCGGCGATGCTTGGTCGGTGCGCTCGACCTTCTGGCTGCCCGAGGACGGGATTCTGGAGCGCGCGCATGCCGACAAGGTGCCCTATGACGTCTGGTGGCAGAACGGTTTCATGGAGTCGACGCCAGGCAAGGCCATCGAATACGACTATGTGGCGCGCTACGTCATAACGCTGCTGCAGACCACCAAACTGAGGAAAGTCGCCTTCGACCGGTGGAATTGGTCGTTCTTTCGTGCTGCGCTGGTGCGACAAGGCATGGCCGAATCGGCTATCGATTCGACCTTCGTGGAATTCGGGCAGGGCTTTCAGTCGATGTCCCCCGCCCTTCTGCAGTTGGAGGCTCTCCTGCTGACGAAGAAGGTGCGGCATGGTAATCACCCTGTGCTGTCGATGTGCGCCAACAACGCGGTGGTCACGCGCGGTCCTGCGGGGGAGCGCAAGCTCGACAAGGCAAAGGCACGCGGGCGGATAGACGGAATGGTTGGCCTCACGATGGCTGTGGGGATTGGGCTAGGCCAGCAGGTACGCGATCCGGAATACAAAATCTTGGTCGTCTAGGGGATTCTACGGAGGGGCTATGACAGTCCACGATAAGAAGTTTCCAGGCGAGTGCCCGATCAGCACGCGCGCCTATTCGATCCTGAATATCAAACGGGTCGAGTCGAAGTTGCGCATGGTCGAGGGCATGGCGACGACGCCTACGCCGGATCGCATGGGCGATATCGTCGAGCCGAAAGGCGTCGAGTTCAAGAATCCGATGCCGCTGCTCTGGCAGCACAATCATTCGCAACCGGTCGGCCACGTTACCTTCGGTAAGGCGACCGATGAGGGAATCCCGTTCAAGGCGCAACTGGCGGATCCGGCGCAGGCCGAATCCACCACGCTGAAAGAACGTCTCATGGAAGCATGGGACAGCGTCACGATGGGATTGGTCAAAGGGGTTTCGATTGGTTTCATTCCGCTTGAATACAACTTCATGAAAGACGGTGGACTGCGGATTGAGAAGTCCGAGGTCATCGAGTTGTCGCTGGTCACCATCCCGGCCAATGCCGAGGCGACCATAACGCAGATCAAGTCGGCTGACTTGCGCGCCGCGATAGGCGCAACAGCAATTAAGCCGGAAGAGGTTAAGACTTCGGGGGGCGCGACTGCTCCTGCTGATGCTACGACCTACATCAAAAGAGTCCCGGCGCTTCGGGTACCCATCCAACCCGCGCCAAAGGCGCAGAAGGAGACGGCAATGCCGAGGACGACTGCGGAGCAAATTTCCGCATACGAGGCCAAGCATCTTGCGAACGCTGAGCAGATGAAGGCCATCATGGCGAAGTCTGATGAAGCAGGTTCAACGCTTGAACAGACCGATCAGGAGCAATTCGACGCGCTCGATAGCGAGAACACCACCATCATCGAGCACATCGCGCGCCTCAAGCGGCTCGAGGCCGTGCAGTTGTCAGACCTGCAGCCGGTCGACGGCGAAGAGGAAAAGAAGATCGTCAGCCGTGGCGGCGTTGAACTCAAGCGCATGCCATCGCAGATCAGCATCAAGGCCAACGTGCCGGAAGGCACCGGCTTTACCCGGCTGGTCATGGCGCTCGCCGCAGGGCGCGGTGACCTCTACCGCTCCATCCGCTACGCCAAGGAATCAATGAAGCACTCCGGCTGGAGCAATACCCCGGAAGTGCTGCAGGTCCTCGACGAGGTGGACGACATCGGTGCCTTGATGCAGAAGGCAGCGGTCGGTGCAGGAACGACCACGGACGCAACGTGGGCCTCGCCGCTCATCGCCTATACGCAGATGGCGTCGGAGTATATCAACCTCCTGCGTCCTGCCACGATCATCGGGCGCATTCCCGGTTTGCGCCGGGTGCCGTTCAACATCCAGATCCCGCGTGCGACCGCTGGCACTACGGTCGGGTGGGTCGGTGAAAACGCGCCAAAGCCTGTCTCCAACATGCAGTTTGATTCCATCACGCTGCGTTGGGCCAAGGCCGCTGGCATCGTGATCATCACGCAGGAATTGGCGCGCTTCTCCAATCCGTCTGCAGAAGCCATCGTCCGTCAGGACATGGTCGACCAGATGGCGCAGTTCCTCGACCGGCAGTTTGTCGACCCGGCAGTCGCGGCGGTGACCAACGTGTCGCCGGCTTCGATCACCAACGGCGTTTCGGCGACGGTTGCAACGGGCACAAATGATGCGGCGTTCCGCGCAGACGCACGGACGACCATCAACCTGTTCCTGACCAACAACCTGTCGACGGCAGGCGCGGTCTGGATCGGCACGCAGCAGCAGGCCACGGCCTTCTCGCTGATGCTCAACGCGCTCGGACAGCAATCCTACCCGAACATGACACCGACCGGTGGCACGCTGCTCGGCTACCCCTACATCGCGTCGGAAAATATCCCGGCGACCGGTGGTTCACCGACAGACGGCTATCCGCTCATCTTCGCAGTGCCGGGAGAAATCCTGCTCGCCGACGATGGACAGGTGGTGGTCGATGCCTCTAACCAGGCGTCGGTGAATATGGACTCCGCTCCTGATTCTCCGCCGACAGCGTCGACCAACATGGTCTCGCTCTGGCAGATGAACATGACCGGTATCCGCGCCGAGCGTTGGATCAACTGGCTGAAGCGGCGTTCGACCGCCGTGCAGTATATCCAGAACGCGAAATACGCTTAATGAAATTCCGGGGCGCGACTTCAACCCCCGCGCCACGGTTTTCGATCCGGCCAGCGTACAACCCCTAGGCGGCGCTGGCCGGATTTGAATTCAAGGAGAAGTAACCAGATGCGCGTAAGGGCTTTGGAGTCGTTTTCATACGGCGTCCCGCAGGTCGATTACAAAGCGGGCGATGAGTTTGAGACGGTCGAGGATATGCACGCCACTATTCTCGAGCACGCCAAGAAAGTGGTCATCGTGGCGCATTCAGTATCGGGGCCAACTGAAACAGAAATGACCGACAACAGACGCAGAGGCAACTACAACCGACGGGATATGCGGGCCAAGCGATGAAACTGCTTGGCTTTGACATTACGCGGTCCAAGGCGGTGCCGAACATTCCCGGTAATGATGGCACGTTGCTGCCGCCCGGCGCGGGGCATAGCGGATGGTTCAATATCATCCGCGAAAGTTTTACCGGTGCCTGGCAGCGCAATAAGGAAATTCGTCTCGACAACGTCATGACCTATGCGTCGGTCTATGCCTGCGTCACCCTCATCGCGCAGGACGTGGGCAAGCTCTGCCTCGACCTTTACTACAAGGACGAGAACGACATATGGGAGGAAGAGGAAAACCCGGCCTATAGCCCGGTGCTGCGCAAACCAAACCACTTCCAGACCCGGCAGAAATTCATCGAGCAGTGGCTGACCAGCAAACTCATGCACGGCAATACCTATGTGCTGAAGGAGCGGTCGCCGGATAATCGACGCGTCGTCACGCGCATGTATGTGCTGGATCCGCAAACCACGCGCCCGCTGGTGGCTCCAGATGGCGCGGTCTATTACCAACTCTCATCGAATAGGCTCGCAGGCATCGATGGCCTCATCGGCATCGACACCACCGAGGTCACGCAGGGCGCGGTCTACGTGCCCGCCTCGGAGATTATCCACGACACCTATTGTGCGCTGTATCATCCGCTGTGCGGAGTCTCGCCGATAAGCGCATGCGGCCTTGCCGCGCTGCAGGGCATCTCCATGCAGAACAACTCGGTGAAGTTTTTCGACAACGGATCGCAGCCTGGTGGTGTGCTGATCGCGCCTGGCACCATCTCCGAGCAGAACGCCAAAGAGTTGAAGCAGTATTGGGAGCAGAACTTCACTGGCGATAACGCGGGGCGCGTGGCGGTGCTTTCGGACGGCCTAAAATATGAGCCGATGACAATTAGCGCCAATGATGCGCAACTGATCAATCAATTCAAATGGACCGATCGCACGGTCTGCACCGCCTTCAAAGTCCCGCCCTACATGATTGGCGTCGAACTCATTCCGTCATTCAGCAATATCGAATCCATCAACTTGCAATATTACACGCAGTGCCTGCAGCCGCTTATGGAAGCCATCGAGGCGCTTCTCGATGACGGTTTGGGCCTGCTCGGACCTGATCAGGAATGGTCGACAGGCTTCAATCTCGACGATCTCCTGAAGATGGATACAAACACCCAATACCGCACCTATGGTGAAGGCATTAAAGCGGGCTTGCTTGCGCCTAACGAAGGACGGAAAAAACTCAACTATTCTCCGCAGGAGGGTGGCGACAGCGTCTATCTGCAGCAGCAGCAGTTTTCGCTTGAGGCGCTTAACGAGCGCGATCAGAACAAGCCATTCGCCAAACCTACGCCTTCCCCTGCTGCAGCGCCAGCCAAGCCAGCGCCGAATACGCAGCAAGTCGACACGCAAGACAATTCACTGCACGGCCTGGAATACCTCGCAGCGCTGAAAAGAGCGGTGGACCATGCTCGATCTCACTGAGAAGCAGATGCTGATTCAGGCGCTCGGCCAGTGCGTCTATGACGAGGTGCAGACCGCGCTAGAACCTATCAAACGGCAAATGCACGATCTCGAGAACGCGATGGGAGTCCTAAAGACACTGCCGACGCCTCAGGAAATGAGCCGCGCCGATATCGAGGCAATGATCGATCTCAAAGTCCAACTTCGCGAGCAGCCGCCGATCCAGTTTGAAGAGATAGAGAAAACCGTCGCGGGCATGATTCTGGAAACCATCGAGGCTGAGCGCGAATGGTCGCGCGAATACGTCTCAGGCGTGGTGGCCACGCTGCCGAAACCGGAGCGCGGCGAGAAGGGTGACCCCGGCGAAAAAGGCGATCCCGGCGAACCCGGCCAGCCTGGAAAGAACGGACAAGATGGTCGTAATGGCATTGATGGAAAAAGTGTTTCGCTGGATGACATTCGCAGTTGTCTTGCTGATCTCGTTATTAAAGCTATTGGCGATATTCCTATTCCTAAGTCTTGTGTGGGTGGTCTTATTGATCGGGGTGGCCATTTATTCCTCACCTTTTCTGATGGCAGTCATTCGGACTTGGGTGTGGTGGTTGGCCGTGACGGCAAGGACTGCGATCTTGAGTCGGTGCGGCTGCAAGTTGCCACCTTCCTCTCAAGTATAGAAAAGCCTGCAGACGGCAAAGACGGCAGGAATGGCATCGACGGCGTTGGCTTCGATGATCTGCAACTGGAATATAACGGCGACCGCACGCTGACCTTCAAATTTGTCAAAGGCGAGAACGTAAAACTCTACGACCTGCATATGGATATCCCGCTGTTCAAGGACGTATGGCGCGCTGGAGAATATCAGGCAGGCGACGAAGTTGTTCGCGACGGCTCCATGTGGATCGCTACCAAGAAAACCGAGACGGTCCCCGGAGCGCCGGGCAGCGATTGGCGGCTCTGCACCAAGCGCGGGCGCGATGGCAAAGACGGCAAGCAAGGTCCGGAAGGACCGATGGGAAAAGCAGGGCGCGATGGCCGCGACCTCACGCAGTTAGGACAAGACGGGAGTAAATGGTGATGAAGATTCAGAAGCCAGCAGGCGGACATTCAGGTTTTGATTTTCCATCGGTGACCAAGCAGGCCGGTTACCTGCATGTCGATCACCGCCAGAGCCCCGGCATTCCCGCCGATATCGCGCTCCAGATGGGCTACGACCCCGCTCTGGTTGGCGAGGGGAAAGTGTTTGAGGCGGATACTCTTGCGTGCTGCCATTGCCCATCCGTTTTCATCAAGAAAAAGGGACAGGACATGGCTGGCCGTTGCATCAAATGCGACGGCTATGTTTGCGATGCGTGCGTGATAGCTGCGAAGGACCCAACCTACGTCCACCGGTCCCGTCAAGAACTGATCGACATGATCAGAAGCGGAAAGTGGGTTTTCGACGGGGGGACCATGTCGCTCCCCATTTTGAAACGAAAGGAAACGACAGATGGCTAAAAGAATCTTCACCACTGGTGGCCTGACATACACCGCTACTGCGTCAGGCGCAGCGGTCACGACGCTTGGCTTCATGGGCCTGAGGGGCGGCGGTGCCACTCAACTCATCGACGTTCTGGAAATCTTCTTCTCTGGTAAAGTCGGCACGTCAACAGTGATCGGCCTCGTCGCAAAGCGCACTTCCACAATTGCGACAACGCCTTCCACGCTGACGACCTTCAACTCGGACGGCCCGCTGTTCCCGAACACCACGGCGCTCTCGACGGTCGCTGTGTCGTTCGTCACGGCATCCGGTCTGCCTGTCTCATCGTCGGCGGTCACCGACGCAACGCTGCAACTCGGACTCAACGGCTTTGGCGGCATTGTCCGCTGGAACGCTGCACCGACGCAGCAATGGCAGATTATCGGCAACACGACACCAGGCGGTGAAACTGTGGTGTTCAACTCATCTTCGCATGGCGGCGTGTCGTGCGCTGGTGACGGTCACATCATTTACGAACCCTACTAAGCCCAGGTGCAGCATGGACGTAAAAGCCCCGCTGGAAAAAGAGTGGGGCAATGCTGAGTGTGTTGCCCTGCTTGAGTTGTGGCTGGCAAAGGCAAAAGAGGGCGGGATAACGCATCTCGCCCTCGCTGCCTGCGAACAGCCGAATATTATCTATGCCGATGTGTGCGGTTCGATTGTTATGCAATCGGCAATCCACAGCGCCATCGATAGCCTCAAGCAGCGCATCGACGACGAGATTATCAAACGCCTCCCGCCCTACGATCCGTCGATCCCCGCCAATCAAGTTTGCTACAACATATCCTCAGGCATCCTTGGCTATGACTTCCTGCCGTGGCTCATCAATGCCGAAATGCGCCGGGTGCGTTTGGGGATTGAAGAGCCGCTGAAGCTCGCGTTCTTTCGCCATAGGGACGCAACGACCATGCCCGAATATTTTTTCGAGATGCTGCACAACGTCGCTGGACCAATGGTCAGCATGGTGGGCGGCCAGACCAACAAAATATTCGGCGGGGAATACAAGTTCTCGGTGTTCTACAAGGATGTCACCGACGCCGTCCTGAGGGGCGAGAAGATACCGAAGTTCACGCCGATGATCGATGCCACGCGAGCGGTTGAGGACGATCTGCGCGGCCTCAAACAACCGGTGACCATCACGCTGCGCGAGGCAAAGCATAGTCCCTGGCGCAACAGCGATCTGACGTCCTGGCTGGCGTTCGCGAAATATCTTGAGGACCGAGGCGAAGAGGTTATCTTCGTGCGCGATACCAAATTTGCCTATGACGAGTTTGACGATTTCTCAACGCACCCTGCCTCATCAGTCGACCTGCACATTCGCACCGCGCTTTATCAGCAGGCGAAATACAATCTGTTTGTGTCGAACGGTCCCATGACCATCAACTATCATCTCGACACGCCGTTTTTGACGTTCATCGAAATCGACGAAGGCCACCACCAGCGCTATCGCCCCGGATGGCCAGAGTTCTGGCCGGAGTGCATGGGGATTGAAGTGGGCCAGCAGTTTCCGTGGTTCAATGAAGCGCAACGAATCGTCTGGAAAAAAGATAGTCTCGAAAATCTGATCGAGGCATGGGAGGCACGATGCCGCTGACGTTTGTCGCGCAAGGACCAATGCTCGTTCCCACTGGTTATGTTGGGGTTGGAGATCTTGTTTCCACACCACTCTCCGTTTATTTCGGATTGCGCGCTTATTCTAGGGCGACTTGCGGTCAGCCCTGTTGTGCGATTTTCAGTGGCGGATTTTCACAAGGTGCCACGATCAACACATTGGCGAATGGTCAAATAGACATTGCTGCCGTCGACGCCTTTCAAGCAGCGTTCGGCGTTGCTAACTTTCGTATGTATGACCAAATAAATAACACATCATGTACCTCTCCTGGAGGCGGCGTAACCTTAGCATGGACGCCCGCCGATCCTCTATCTCCATATGCAGACTTTTCACTAAATACTGAGACATTCACGAACACTAGCGGCAATGTGGCCGGGTTCACTATGGTTGCAAAAGTGACGGGAAGTCTCACATCTGAACAAGTATTTGGAGATGCGGGTAACTTTGTTAACAACAGAATTGGTTTCAATGACGGCGGAACGCATGACAACACTTGGTATATCTCAGACGATGGTGCAGGCGGAATTTTAAGAGGAGCCGCAACAGATAACGTGTTCCACGCAGCACAAGCAAATTATACGGCCACAACTGCATGTAGCCTATACATTGATGGTGTGAACAATACTGGAGTAATCGCAGGTAACATTCAAAGTAGCGTGCGTTATGCAGCGGGAGCAACTCATATCGCAACCTTTAACTTCGTAGGGGGTATGCGTGAGTGGGGCGTGTATGCCGACGATCAGAGCGCCAACTTTGCGGCCGTCAACGCTAATCAACGCGCATATTGGGGATTCTAATGACAGACCGTTTATTTGAAGCCTATGAAGGCGTGGTCAATGTCAAGGATTATGGCGCTCTTGGCAATGGTGGCGATGACACTGCGGCGATTGCCGCTGCTGTAGTTGCGGCTGTCGGAAACCCATCCCACGGTGGCCTTGTTACTCCTGGAAGCGGCACGGTATTGAATAAGCGCCTTTACTTCCCTCCCGGATACTATCGAACGAGTCAGATTAACCTAACAGGCGTCTCTGGCTTGCTCATTCAAGGAGCAGGTCGTTTTGCCACGGTTATCGAAAATCAAGGCGGCACAGTCTTCAACTGCGACGGTGTACAATATACGCGCTGGACGGATATGTGCATCGTTGCAGGAAATCACGGCTCCTGCGTTATTCTCGATCTGACGGCAGCAGGCGTTGCGCTCTCCTGCGCTAATCAATCAAATACATTCCTCAATGTCTTCTTCGGCTCTTTTGGAGGAAGCCACGCAGACTATGGCCTAAAGATAGCCCCAACTGGCGGCGCTGCGATGGGGTCGGAGACTTCAATCTTTAACTGCTATTTCTTAAGTTTCGATCAAGCAGCAATAATAACACTCGGTGGTAATGCTCTCCAAACGCAAGTCGTCGGCGGCAATATTGGAAGTTGCAATGTCGGTTGTTGGGCCGCAGTGGGCTCTATCCCGCTAATCTCAGGAGTTGGTTTCCAAGCAAACGGTGTTGATATTCGGACCGATGGGAATCAAGGTCCAGATGCAATGACGGTTGAGGCTTGTCGATCTGAGAGTGACAATTTCTGTTTTAATAATGGTGGGCAGTATATGTCCATCAACAACTGCGGAATGACTGGTTCTAATGACGGCTATTTCCTTAAACAGATGGGAGGTTATGCAACAATTCAAGGAAGTTACGCGCTTAACGGTAAACTCTCTTGCTGGTATTGGGGAAACATTGCAGTTACCGGCATGGTTTTCGGCCGCGTTGATTGGTACGAGGACCCCACTGGAAATACGTGGGGCGGACAAGGTCTCGGTGATTACACAGCCAGCCAGTCTGGAATGTGTATAGTCGCGAAGCAGATCAGAGCCGGTGGTTGGAATGTTGTTCACGGACAGCCTGCATTGCAAGAAGTTCATGTGCGGATTGATGCGAGTAATATCGTAAGACGTTTTGACTATGAATTAAGTTCAATAGCTGCCGGTAACGGTGCAGTGGCTAGTCCAGGTGTAACTGTGACGGCGACCATCGCAAGCCCCGGCGTGATTACGCTTCCACAAGCGCACGGCTTCTATCTCAATATGCCTGTTATGTTAACGACGACAGGTGCGCTGCCGACTGGCTATACGGCAAGCACGATGTATTTCGTAAAAACAATGCCGTCAGCCTCTACGATAACATTGTCTGCAACTCCCGGAGGCGCGGCCATAAACACTACCGGTTCGCAGTCGGGTGTGCATACGCTTTATATCGGGCGTCACTGGACGGCAGGAGACAGGATTAGAAATAGCGCTCCCTCTGCTGGAAATCCTCCCGGTTGGGTATGCACAACCTCCGGGTACAATGTCTCAACTGCCGGAGCAGCAGCAGCGTTTTTACCGGAGCCTAATCTATAATGGCGACCTTTCACCTTCTCGATGTAGCGGGAAACATCTTAACGGATACTGTCGACAACCATCTGGTATTTCAGCTTGGTGGCAGTGAACCGGGCGGGGGTACACAAGTTCTTTTGGGTCAGGCCTGTTTGTGGTCATTCGACGATATGATCGATTGGGCATCGGAAGATGGTTTGGATAAATGGCACCTTCCTTAAGAGTAGGGACAAAAGTTATCTGCGTTGACACGCTCAACATCGAGCGTCTCTACAATGAGACAATTCCCGTCATGAACGGGACCTATACTATACGGGAAATCATCAACGATCCTGCGGGTGGTTCTGCCAAATGCGTGCGGCTACGCGAGATCGTCAATCAGCCAGCGCCATATAAAACGGGCGTTGCGGAATGTTCTTTCAGGGCGAGTCGGTTTGCCATCAAACATGGGAAGTGAGGCTAATCTAAATGCCTATTTCCCAAATAGGGACCAACCAAACCGGCACCGCATCAAACGGTGGTGACGTAACACTGACGTTTAGCACCGCACCAATTCGCGGTGACGTGGTTTACGTTTGGGGCGGTCACGGCACCAATACGAACACGATTGGTCCTTCGACTGCTGGCTATACGGCGCTCCTTTCCAGCACCGGCAGCGCTCTAAAATTTGGCGTTTGGCGCAAGGTCATGGGGGCCACGCCAGATACCACTGTGGTGTGTCAGGGCGGCGGCAATACTGCGGATGGCGTTGCCTATGGTTCGATGGTGTTGCGCGGTGTCGATAATACGACGCCGGAAGACGCAACGCTCACATCGGCTACATCGACCAGCACCAATCCGGACAGCCCGTCGATTAACGTTGCCACCGCTGGCGCTTGGGTTTTGTCCCTTGCGGGTAGCGGCGTCAGCGACAATGCTGTCACTGCGCCGACCAATTATATAAACGCGGTCAACGCCAATAACGCAGATACGAGTCCGATCACTATTGGCGGTGCAAATCGCGCAAACCTCAGTGTCGGTGCGGAAGACCCTGCGTCGTGGACAGCGTGGACTTCCGGTCTCTGGATCGCGGCGACAGTTGCTGTTCGACCGGCGATGGATTTGCCGGACAATGCCAACGCTCGTGCTGAATACGACATTCCAACGCAGCCAATCTTTCCGATTTCTTTTAGAACATGGCTGCAAGCGTCGACCGGACTTGTTACCCCGCCACCTCGACCGACAAATCAATTTGATTGGCCCTTGCCGAAGGCTTGGGAATATCCGGTTGATTTCCGCACTTGGACTGCGCGCCCGCATCCGTCGATCAACCCGGTCTATATGCCCTCTCGCGTTGTCGAGTGGGGTACTTGGGAAGACCAGCGCAAGGCGCTGACTTATATTGCGATCAATCCAGCGCTGCTGGCTCCAGCGGTCGTCAATAAGCCTGTCCAGACAATTTGGACCTTGCCAATTGCGCCGCAGTATCCGGTTGACTTGCGAACTTTTACGCAAGCACCGCGAGCGCCTGACCGTAAACCGCCGCTGCAAATTATTTGGAATTTGCCGACTAGCCCGGTCTATCCGACTGACCTAAGGACATGGTTGGTCAAGCCGCAGGCACCTAATCCACCGCCGCAGCCGCCGAATGATGACTTGTCGCTTCCGGCAGCGCCTGTCTATCCGGTCAGCCTGCGAACTTGGACGCGCGCACCGCAAATAACGGTTGCCGTATCCCTGCAGCCAGCCAACCAATACACTTGGTCGCTTCCTGTCGCGCCGGTTTATCCTGTTAACTTGCGGACGTGGACAGTTGCGCCGCAGGCCGTCACTCTAAATTATATTCCATCGCGCGTCGTCGAGTGGGGCGCGCCTGCGCGGGTTGATTTCGCGCAGCCGTGGCAGCAGCCGCTCAACGTTGCGCTGCTTACTGCACAAGTCGCTGCCCGCCCGGCCAATCAGTTTGATTGGCCCCTGCCCGTTGCGCGACCGCGTGGTGAATTTACGCTTACGCGAGCGCCGCATCCGTCAGGACAGCAGCGACCGATTGTGGTTAGCGACTGGCCTCTGCCGATACAGCCGCATCGGGTTATCCAGACTTGGCTGACCGGGCCGAGAACCGCCACCGGATTGAAACCGGTTCTCGTTATTGATTGGCCGCTGCCCATTCGTCGGGCGGAGCCCATCCGCACTTGGACGCAAACGCCGCAGCCTGCGCAAGTTGTCACTGGCAAGCCGGTTAACCAGTCAGATTGGCCATTGCCATTGCGTGCCGCCGAGCCGGTACGGACATGGATTCAGTCGCCGAATAATGCGCCGACCGTAACTTACATGCCGTCGCGCGTTACCGATTGGGGAACGCAATTTGACAGCAATTATCCGGTCAGCCTGCGAACCTGGTCCAACGGTGGCGTTCAAGTCGAGTATGTATTCCGCGCCCCGTACTATTCGTTGCGATGGTCACAGCCATATTTTAACTATGACCTTGCGCCGTTTGCGGTTGCTTTGCGCTCGCCCGTTCCGCAGAAACCGGTCAATCAGTCTGACTGGCCCCTGCCGCTGCGGCGCACTCGAGACGCAGTCGGATATACATTCGCGCCGCGTGCGCCCGATAGGATGCCGGTCAATCAATATAACTGGCCGCTGCCAATCCTCCGAACGCCTGCAGCGATCACCTATACGCGCTCGCCACAATTCGGTGCGCCCGAGCAGATGCCGGTTAACCAAGACGACTGGCCGCTGCCCATCCGCAGGACGCGTGAGGCTGTCACCTGGACGCAGTCGCCGAACTTTGCGCAACAGGTCCAACCGAAACCGGTCAATAACTTTGACGGTTCAATTCCGACCCGCCCGCAAGTGTTCATGCAGGCGGTGCAGCAGAGCAATATCGTCATTCAGGCGGCCTCCGCCGCAGCGCGACCTGTCAACAATATTGACCTGTCATTCCCGCGCCGCGTGTCGCAGATTCCGACTTGGTTCGACCAGCAGACTACGGCACTGCATAACCGGCCCATGCCGGTCAATCAGGACGACTGGCCGTTGCCGTTTGCCGCTCCGCGCATTCATGGCGGATACAGTTATACGTTCGCACCGTTCATCGCCCGCCCGCCCGAGCGTATGCCACCCAAGACGGCGGTATTCGGCCCGCCAATTGGCTACGAATATCCGAACGAACTGCGTTCATTCCTGCGCTCGCCACCGAGCATTGTTCCTGCGGTTATCCCGCCGACCCCGCGTCGACCGACCACCAAGGGGCCGCTATGGATCGCTCAGCCGGGACGGCATAATGACCCCGATTCGGGACGCTCAAATATCAGCGGGGATTCCCGCGCAGGCTCAACCATGCCACGCCGTTATAAGGACCGCAGCTAATGGCCCTGACTCGCATCACCGCGCCGACCGTGACGCCTCTCACCCTGACCGAAGTAAAACGGCACTTGAACGTCACGACCACGGACAAGGACGCCATGATCTCGCTCTATCTTCAGGCCGCTACTGACTACGTGGATGGCGAGTGGGGATTCCTGGGGCGCGCGCTGGTCACGCAAACGTGGTTGCTGACCATCGACGAGTTTCCTGACGCGGAGATAAAGATACCGCTCCCTCCGCTTCAGAGCGTCACTAGCGTTAAATACGACGACCCGGATGGGGTCGAGCAGACCGTGGTCTCAACAGACTATTACGTGGATTCAGCCAGCGAGCCTGGATGGGTGGTGCCGGTGGCGAACGTAAGTTGGCCGACCCCGCTCGATGCGGTGAATGCAGTGCGGATTGAATTCGTCGCTGGCTATGATCCATCGACGGACTCACCGCCTGACCTGACGGCGAACATCCCTTTCAATATCAAGGCCGGGATCCTGCTGCTCACGGCTAATATGTTTGAGTTTCGGCAGGAGAACGTCGAGCAGGCAATGGCCTCGCTGCCATTCGGAGCGGATCGATTGCTGCGGCGGCACAAGATCGACAAGAGCATGGCGTGAAGGGCGAACGACCAGACTGGTTTCCCCATTGGGAAGGACAATATGTTGCGGTGATCGGCGGGGGTGCGTCGATTAAACGCAGCGAGGTCGATTCCTTGCGTGGCCGGCTGAAGGTGGTCGCCATTAACAAGAGCATCGAACTCGCGCCGTGGGCCGACGCGCTTTATTCATGCGATCACAAGTGGTGGAAAGTCAGCCGCGCGTCCTGGAAGGATTACAAGGGATTGAAAATAACCCAAGACCCTATAGCGGTTAAAGAATATCCAGAACTTAAGCGCCTTCGCCTGCGTGAGATCACTCCCGGTCAGCCGGTCAAATATCTCCTCATGGATGAGTGGGGCGAAATAGGCACCGGTCAGGGGTCAGGCTTTCAGGTCATCAACTGGCTGGCGCAATTGGGCGTTGCGGGAATCGCGATGCTCGGCTTTGATGGATGCATCATCGATAACAAAGTCCACTGGCACGGTATGCATCCCATTGAACTGAATAATCCGGATAACTCGACCTTCATGGCATGGAAGCGCTGGCTCGAGAACGCCGCGCCAAAATTGGCTTCGATGAAGATTGATGTGGTCAACTGCTCGCTGTTCTCGACGGTCGGGTGTTTCCCGCGCATAGAGGTGGCGGCAACAATGGCAAGGTGGAAACTATGATCAGGCTGTTTGTGGGTTGCTCGGCCAATGGTGAAGATGCCGAAGCGCAGGGCATGCTGGAATATACCGTGCGCCGGTATGCGACCGAGGACGTCGATATCAATTGGATGAAGTTGTCAAAGGATCCGGTGTCTCCTTGGTTTAGCAATCCCAAGGCCGGGACCGGTTGGAATACAACCGGGTGGGCCACGCCTTTCTCGGCATTCCGTTGGGCCATCCCGCATGTCTGCAACTTTGAAGGCCGCGCCATCTACATGGACGTCGACCAGATCGTGCGCGCTGACGTGAAGCAGTTGTGGGGTCAGACCATTCCGGACGGCAAAGCCATCCTAGCGAAAAACCCATCGACCCACTGCTGCATGCTCATGGATTGCGAGGCCATCAAACGCCTGTGCAAGACCTGGCCTAGTTGGGATTTGCTGCGCACCCAGGCGGGCCTCTACCGCTCGGTGCGCGCCTTGGGCGGTGCGGTCACCGCGCCATTTGAAGGCAACTGGAATTGCCTCGACGGCGAAACCTACAAGACCCTATCCGAACCGGATATCAAGCTCATCCACTTCACCAAGGTGGAAACGCAGCCGCATCTGAAATGGGCGCTGCCCCGGCTGCACGCCAACAAGCAGAAGCATTGGGGCGAATATGCGCGACAAGTCGGCCTGCCGCATGCCCGTGCTGATGTTGCGCCGCTGGTCGAGCGCCTGTGGAAAGAGGCGCAAACCGCGGGCTACGGCATTGACCGTTATCTGCCGCAGCCCGAGGATATGTTTGGCCAGTACCACATGGTGCGTGGCGGAGCGAAGGCAGCCTAGATGCCGCGCAGGAAACAAGAGCATATTGATTGGGGTGCCTATGTCCGTTCATTCGGCGCGGCTCTCTTGGGATTCATCGGTGTTCTTGTCGCATTCTATTTCACCACCAAGGACACGCTCAACAGGCACGAAAGCAACTTCGCCGAGATTGGAAAGAAGTTCGATAACTTCAATACTACACTGCAGCGCAACTACGACGATTGGGCGAAGCAGGATAAGAATAACCAGGATAAGGCGGAGAGAGTCCGAGAGCAGTTTATAGCGAGCTTCAATCAGTTTGGCATTGCCAGCGCTGCAATGAAGGTGCAGGTCGACAGTGTCGCCAAGCAACTTGATGCCGTGACAAACAAACTGGATGCCATTCAAGACGTCCAGCGGCAGAACATAAGAAAGCAGGAGCGATGACTTTCCAGCAAATCCTAGAAGGCATCACCCGGCATCGCGCTAACCGTTTGGGCGGGGATGACGACACCAGCATCCAGCAAAAGATCGACGAGATCGAGTGGGCTTTACAAGCCATCGCCGAGGCTCTTGCCGACCTTGAGGTCAAACCCTAGTGCGTGATCCTTATAGTTGGACCGACCAAGGTGTGCAGCGTCGAGTCATATCTCATAGTGGGTTTCGCCTTGATGGTTTGGGCGATCTTCTGCCTCGGGCTTTGGGCACGAGCGTATTCGACGTTGGATGTAATCGCGCTCACGTCTGTTACCATCTTATGCTCTATGGTGCTGCTGTCCTGCATGGGTGTGATAACTCTGAAGAGACCATCCGACATGCAAACGAGTTGTTCGCCGACTACCGTCACGTCGAGCATAAGTTTCGTGTGGTCGACCTGACCCAAGGCGGAGCGGCGATTGATAAAGCATTCGGCACCGAGCAGAAATACGACTTCATGATGTTCCTCGCGGTCTATCACAAATTGCACAGGGTGATGGGTTTGAATGACCTGCTGACGCTGGTCGGTTATCTGGCCGACCGCACCAACAAGTATTTCGTGTGGCGTGGATCGCGCGAAGAGAAACTCGAGATCGAGCCTATCGTTCTGAGCAGGGGCTTTCGCCTCGTTCACTACTCGGAAATCTGCGAAATCATGCTGCGCGAATATACCGAGCCTGTCGCGCAGCCATCAGCCATTTGGGCAAGGACCGATCCGCGAGGGGTGCGGTGAAGTGCATCGCTGGCATCTGGTTTCCCGATGCGGAGATGCATCTGCAAACCGTGTTTGGCCCGAACATCGACGGCAAGGCGACCTACCAATATCACAAACTTGAAGCCTCGCTGCGGTACGTCAAGCAGTGGCGCTGCGCGGTGGACGTTGGAATGCACGTTGGTCTTTGGGCCATGCATCTGGCGAAGCGGTTTAACCAGGTGATCGGCTTTGAGCCGGTGGCAGAACACATCGATTGCCTGCGTTTGAACATGGCCGAATCGCCCAACTATGTCGTACGCGAGATGGCACTCGGCCACCGCACCGGATCGGTCGGGTTGCGAATACTGCCCGGCAGCACTGGCAGCACGCAGATCGACGAAGAAGGCCAAGGCATCGAGATGCGAACGCTCGATAGTTTCGACTTAACCGATGTCGATTTCTTAAAGATCGATGTTGAGAACTACGAATACTTCGTGGTCGAGGGCGGCGAGCAAACTATCCGACGCTGCAAGCCCATCATCGTCATAGAGCAGAAGGGCGACAAGACGCGCAAACACAAGTCGACCTATGGCCGGGAGCGCCATGACGCCAAGGAGTTGCTGGAATCGTGGGGCGCTAAACAGTTGTTTGAGATGAACGGCGATCACTGCATGGGTTGGTAGGAATGGGCTACGGCGA